GGCGGGGATCCCGTGGAGCCGCTCTTGCTGGTGCGGTGGCGCGGCACCTCAGCTGCCGGTGCCGGGGTACAGCACGGTGACCGGGTCCTGGCTGCCGACCTTGATGGCCGTGCCGCTCAGCGCGCCAACCAGGAACTCGGCGCCGACCAGGTCGAGGGCACCAGCGGCCGCCAGGTTCACGCGCGGCACGATGACCGCGATCGGCTCGCCCGTGGCCTGGTTGGTGCCCTCGCCCTCGATGCGGACCGAAATGCTGGCCCGGGTGCCGCCACTGATCGCCTTGCCGGTGAGCGCCGCGGCGGTGTAGTTGACCTCGACGTTGCCGGTGGCGATCGCGCCGCCGTTGGTGGCCAGGATCATGCCGCTGGCCGGGTCGAGCAGGTAGTCGACGTTGGCCACGAACGGCGTGCCGCCGCCGGTGGGCTCGATGGTGAGCGCGCTGACCTGGCGGTGTGGCAGCTTGGACCAACGGCCCTTGACCACGGCCAGCGCGGCCTCGGTGACGGTCGCAGACGACTGGGTGTAGGCGCCGACGATGCCGTTCAGTGCCCAGGACAGGACCTCGGCGTCGCCGAGCTCGTCGGTGGACAGCTGGATCTGGGTCGGGTTGGGCCGCACGACTTCGTCGAGGGCCTGGCCCTGGCTGTCGCGCAGGTTGCTGATGCGCTGGATGCGCGTGGGCTCGGGCGTCTCGATCGCCACCTGCACGGGGTTGATCAGACCGATGTAGCCGCCGGTCGGGACACCGTCGGCGTCGACGTAGCTGATGCGGACATCGAGGGAACACAGAAGACCGGACATTGCTGTTACTCCTGGACTGGATCAGGGGCCGCCGGGGGCGGTTTGGGTGGTGCGGTGGTAGATGGCCTCGCCTTCGATGCGCAGCACGACCGCCTGCAGGCCTTCGGGTCGATCGAGAATGGTCCAGGCGCCGAGCCGGATTGACCCCACGCCGCGCGGCGCGCCGCAGGTCTTGATCGCCCAGGCGCGTTCGAAGTCCTCGAGCATGTCGTGGCCGGCCTGCTGGAAGTCGCGGGCACTGGAGTTCACCGCGGCCTCGATCACGACCGTCAGCGCTCGGCTGCCGCGCGAATAGGGCTGCCCCGTCGGAGTTTGGCGCCCGCTCAAGTCGAAATCGCCGTTGTTGCAACCGATCGCAATCGACGGCCGCGCGTTGATGTCGCGCTGCAGGGCGTTGAGCAGGATGTTGCTGCCGATGTCCGTGGCATAGCCATCGGCGATCCGGATCACCGACAGCTGGGTGCGGACGGCCTCGAGCAGCTGGTAGGGCACGGGGTCAGACATGCTCCACCACCCACTGCTCCAGGCTGCCGTCGTTGAGCACGTTGGTGCGCGCTTCGAGGCGGAAGGTCTCGCCATCGGCGGCGACGATGCCGCCCTGCTCGATCGCCGGCAGACCGTCGGCCACCAGCGTGACCACGGTGCGGCGGCCGAGCACGGCACCGTAGTCGCCCATCGTCTGCACGCCGCGGTCGACGTACAGCAGGCAGGCCACTGCGGCCGGTGGTGGGTCGTCCGGATCCGCGCCGGCCGGGACCGGGGGCGTGTAGGTACCCTCGTCGGCCATGCCGGCGTCCAGCATCGCGGCGTGGATGTCCGCGTCGAGCTGGGCGAGGGAGGCGCGCTGGCTCATCGGATCTGCACCCGGTCGAGCTTGTCCTCGATCCGCTCGAGGCGCCGCACGATGTCACGCTGGCGGTCCTCGGCTTGCTTCTCAAGGGTGGTGATGCGGGCGCCGTGGCTGTGCAGCAGGTTGGCCTGCAACTGGACGGTTCCGGCGGTCTCCTGCAGCTGCTCGCTGTCGCGGTGACGATCGGCGAACCAGAGGGCACTGATCGCCAGCAACGGCAGCAGCCCGATCAGGTTGCCCAGGGAGATTCGGCGCTCGACTTGAATCACTGCTCCGGCTCCTTCTCGGGCTTGGCGACGGGGGTGCCCTGCAGGGCGCGGATGGTGGCCTTGTCGGCGTTGCACAGGCGCAGCTGGCGGCCGCGTTCGGCGGCGACGGTGAGGCATTCGCGGATCGGACCGGTGGCGATGTGGTGCTGGGTGGTGAGGGCCGGGTCGATCGGCACGAATATCCGAGTCTCGATCTCGACCAGGTCGGGTTCGTGCAGCACGTCGGTCTTGCAGGCCATGCCTGCGCAGCCGCTGGCCGCCAAGGCGATCAGTAGTCCGAGAGCGCGGCGCATGCGGCCTCCATCTGGCGGGTGGCGATGTGGCAGCTCTCCGGCGCGGCATCGAACTGCGCGACGAAGGCCTTGAACGTGCGATCGGCGTCGTCCCGTTCGCGGCGGCTGACAGCCAGCAGTCCGCGCAGCTCGGCCTGGATACGGGCCTGCTCGGCGGCGAAGGCCTGGGCCTCCTCGCGGCGTCGCTCCTCGGCCATGCCGTAGTTGACGTTTGCCACAAGGGCGCGGCGAAGCTCGCCGCGGGCGCGCCCGTGCTCGGCCTTCTCGCCCTCGAGCGACAGATCGCAGGTTGCCCGAGCCTCGCGCTCGGTCTCCAGCTGCGCGCCTCGGATCTTGAGGGCCCCGCCGAGAGCCACGATCAGAAGGCACGCCCAGACCAGCGGCATCTTGAAGAGCGCGCTCATCGGTCACCGCCGGCGCCGCAGCGCGGCTTCACGGACTCGCGCACCGTCAGGTGCGGGTACCGCAACGCGTAGCAGGCGCTGACGTAGCGGCCCGTGCCAGCGTGGCGGTAGGTGTACTTCTTGACCGGCTTGGCCATTACTGCCCCTCTCGCTTTGCCCGGCGGAACCGGTGCACCAGGTTGAAGATCACACCCGCGAGGATCAGTGCCGCGAATGCCCACTTGAGTGCCGTCAGGGTGTGCCCGGCTGCCGCGCTGGCGGCCTGGACCTGCGTGCCAGCCTCCATGAGCGTGGCGCCGATCGTCGCCACCGTGGCGGCGCCGGCGGTCACGGCGCCGACCGTCTCCGGATCCTTCCCGGGCGGCTTCACTTCGGCGGGCTGGGCCTCAACCGTGTTGCTGGCCACGTGCATGCCGGACACGAACATGCCGGCCTCGGCCGCCCGACGGGTCACCAGCCCGGGCATGCGCTTGCCCGACCCGTAGACCCACTTCGCGAACTCGCCGGCGGCCCCGGCGTAGTCGCCAGCGTTGAGCTTGCGGCGCAGGGTCGGAGGCTTGCCGTTCTTCAGCACCACCCAGCCGTCTTTGACTCCAAGGCGGCCTGCGCCGACGTTGAACACGAAGCTGACCAGCGCGTCGAACTGACCCTGCGTGAGCGGCACCTCGGCATAGGCGCGCACCAGGCGCTCGGCGTTCGCGATGTCGGTCTCAAACCGCCGCTCGGCCTCTTCGCGCGAGATCACCATGCCCTTGGTGACGCCACGGGTACTGCCCCAGCCGATCGTCCAGGGCTCGCCGCCGGAGGCGGGATCGGCGTAGGCGCGCAGCTTCGGCTCCAGGCTGCCCTCTTCGAACAGCTTGATGCGACGGCGGCCTTCGTCGCTGGTGCGGGTGGCGGTCATGAAGTCGGTGTCCTGTCGCGCCGCGCTCAGCCCTTCGCCAGCGCCTGCTGGCGCCGCCAGTTGGCCAAGGCCTTGTCGGTGGCCTGGGCCAGCGGCACCGTCGCCTCGAAGGCCAGGGTGTCGCCAAGAACGCGGACCATTGCGGGCACGCGGCGCTCCGGCCCCAACCAAGGGCGGATGACCTCCTCACGGTATTCCGAGGCCATCCGGGTGCCGGATGCCGGGTTGAATCCGTGGATGGTGCCGGGCACGGCGAAGGTGCCGCCGCAGTTGTGCAGCAGCTGGAAGCGCTGGAAGTCGTTCAGCGCGAAAGTGGTGGCGGCCTCGCGGACATAGAACAGCGTGTCGCGAAACTGCGGCGGGATGTCCGGCGATTCGGCAAAGGCCTGCAGGCGGACCCGGCCCAGCGCATCGGGCTGGCTCATGCCGTTGGTCCACTGCGAGGGGGCGCCCGGGCCGGCGCTGCCGGCGAACTGCTGCAGCATCGCGGCCAGCGGGGCGTTGCCCAGGCGGGTCAGCTCGGCGATGGCAGCGGCAAGGATCGGATTCATGGGGGCGCTCCTGGTGCGGTGGTTCCGGAAACCCCGCGGCGCGTACGCCGCGGGGTGTTGCTTCGCGCTACGGGAGTGCGATGGATCAGGTGACGGTGGTGTTGCCCGGGGTGAGGATCACCGTGCAGGTGGTCTCGGTGTTCGCACCGGCCACCGCGGCGATCGCGCCGCCGGTCACGTCGCCGGTCGCCGGCGTGGCGGCGCTGTCATCGAAGGCGCCCACGCCGGAGCCTGCGGAGACGTCCCAGACCAGCTTCTCGCCGACCACGAACACGGCGGCGCTGACCTTGGGCGCGGTGCCCTTGCCGGTGATGCGCAGCGCGCCGGTGGCGCCGGCGGGGATGTCGGCGATGGCCCAACCCAGCGTGTTGCCGGCCTTGACCAGGGTGCCGCTGGCGATGGTGGAGCCGCCGCCGTTGGTGTAGTTGATGGTGGTGCCGTTGTCGACGAAGTTCTTCACTGCGGTGTCCTCGGATCAGGTGGGGTTCGAAGCGGCGCCGGCTGCCCGGCGCCGCCTGCCGGCGATCAGCCCGCGAACGGGTTCTTGAACAGGCCGCGCCAGTCGATGGCCTTGGTGCCGAAGACGTGCCGGCACTTGACCATCACGCCGTCGACCTCGAAGCCCGCCTTGGTCTCGGTGAACACGCCCTCGTGGCCCTCGAGGTACGCGTACTCGATCGTGTCGATCGCGTTCGGGTTGGCGGCGCCGAACCAGTTGGTGGCACTGGCGTCCTGCAGGCGCGGCTCGCCGATCACGGTGAGCGCCTGGTAGAACGGGTTGGCATTCGCCGTCTGCGACGGGGTGATCGGCAGCGCCACGGCCTTCTGCGCCGAGACCAGCTGGCGCGGCGGGACGATCAGGAACTCCGGGCGGACCACGATGTGGCGGCCCTCGATGCCCTTCTGCAGCAGCATCTTCTCCTGCATCTCGCCCAGGGTGGTGTCGCTGATCGCACCGGCCGTGCCCAGGTTGCCGTGGGTGGCGTGGAACAGCGCGACGCCGTCGGCCATGTTGGCGTTGGCGGTCAGGTTCGCATACACCAGGTCGGACTCGAGGTCCGCGGCGCTGCGGCCGAACATCATCGGGATGCGCGTCAGCGCGTCCAGATCGTCGTTGATGATCAGCTCCCAGGTGGCGGCGATCAGGCGGCCGTACTTCAGGACGGCGTACTTCTCGGCGCCGTCGCCGATGGTGCCCTGCTCGTACTCCGCGCCCTCGAGGACGCGCTTGAGCGACGGCGCGCCGCCGAGCTGCACGCGGCTGACCTGCTTGAAGTCCGGCAGGGTGGCACGCCGGCACCAGGGTACGAAGGTGCGCATGGTGCCCTCGTAGCCCTGGCGCAGGGTCCGGGTGATCACCTGCTCCAGGATGTTCGGGAAGTCGCTGGTGCTGTGCAGCGCGCGCACCGCGATCTCGCCGCGGGACATGCCGCGAGCCCGGGCACCGCTGCGTTCGACGCAGTCACGCGCCAGGTCGGACAGCGTGAAGCCGCGGAACTCACGGCTGCGCTCGTCGGCAGCGAACGTGCCGGGATCGTAGCGATTGAGCATCGCCAGCGCGGCGCCGGCGCGGTAGGTGGCCTGCGCATCCTGGGCGCCCGGCTCGATGCGCGGGCGGCCGTTGAGCGGCTCGGCCTGGCTGCCGAGGGCGGCCAGCAGGCGCTCGCCGGCGGCCGCCGGGGTGCAGTTGTGGTCGTCCTGGCACTGCTGCTGCAGGGTGGCCAGGTCCTGGCCGCCCTCGCGCGCCAGGAACGGCGCGAACGATGCGGCGATGTCGGTGCGGCGCTGGCGGTCGGCCGCGAGGATCTCGTCGCGGGTCAGGCCCGCCGCCGGCGCGCCGGGGGTCGGGGTGGGAGTCGGGGCCG